GTGGTGCACTCGCCCAGCGTGCCCTTGTAAGCGGTGAAGGCCCCGCCATAGATCATCTGTTCCCACGACCAGCGGCCTACGTCGTCGGCCAGCATGCCTTTAAGCGCGTCGAGGTTCGACGTGTCGGTGTAAGGCGTGATGATGAAGTCGAACGGCTGATCCGACAGGTTCGCGAGCGCGCCCCCGATGCCCGGATTACCGGTGCCGCCCGCCATCGGAACGATCGTCAACGTGACCCCCGGAACGTCATACTCGCCACCTCCGGCGCCAAGATAGTTGGTGCGCACGTCGATGCCGTTGAATACGTCGCCCTTGCCGATCGAGGTCAGGGTCACGACGGCGGCGGCGGCGGCGGCGGTGACTTCGATGTTCTCCGTCGTGTTGATGGCGGCGGCGAGCGCGGTCGCGATCGCGGTCGCGGCGTCACCACTCGACGCGAGCGAGCGGACGCGCAGCCCGCCGATGTAGACGTTCAACGTGCCTGATTTCGTCGCGGGACCGGTGATGGTGATCGTTCCGGTCGCGGCGACGGATGACGCTTCATCCTCGATCGGTAGGATGTAGAGCGGGCCGAAGGGATCGCGATCGAGATAACGGCTTCCCATCGCGTTGAGCATCGATCCCTTGCCGCAAAGCGTGAGCAATTGCGCTTTGCTTTCGATCAGGATCGGATAGTTGCTCACCGCTGTTCCGGTGATCGTGATTTGCCCGATCAGTAAGGTGTTTTGCAGCACCGTCGCGGAATTCGCCTGCGAGGGGTCCATCTCGACATAGACGCCGGGAACACGGTTCGAGGTCGGATAGTATGTGAAGTTGATCGCCATCGCTTATGCCTCCCTGTGCTGCGCGGGTTCGTGTCGCGCGTGCGCTCGCGGCGCGGCGCGCGCGGGCTGTTCCGCCGTCACGTCTCCATCGCGGAGGCGGCGGAGCCAGAAGGCGTCGTTGTCGGAGACTTCGCGACCTTCCTCCGGCAACACCGCCAGCGAGTGCGGATCGCGCACGGTGCGACCGGGCACGGGTTTTACCAACATGTCATTTCTCCGTTGAAGGTTCGGGCCAAGGCCCATCGGTCGGCGGCGGGTATGGCGGCTCGCCGGTCGGCACGACGACGACGGCGGCGGGGATCGATCCGGGCACGCCCACGGCCCCCGGCGCGTGGAAGATGTCCACCTCGACGTGCTCCAGCGGCACGGAGACGGGTTGCACGCCATCCGCGTCGGTGATCTGCCAATCGAGATTGAAGATGTATTCATAAAACAGGCGCGCGCGATCGAGCGCGAGGATGCGCATACCACTATACGCGGTGCCCTTGGTCATGCGGCAATCGCCGATCACGAGATTGAGCACGGAGGCGAATATCTGCGCTTGCACGTCGTCGAGGTCCATGATCGGCGCCTGTCCCCGCCGATCGGTTTGCGCGTCAACCTCGACGACGACACCGATCGACTTGTGCACCATTTGAATCAATCCGTTCATGATCGGATTGGCGTCGGCTTCCTCCTCCAGCGGGCGGACATAAGCGGAGGGCAGCATCATCGACGTGTTGTAATTTTTCAGCCCGGCCTCGAATTCGGCGGCGCCCGCGACGCGGCCACCGAACATCGGAGCGTTGGCGCGTAATTGGGAGATAAACGTCGCGATGATCACGGCGCTTTCGTCTCTTTCCAGGTCAACGCGCCTTCGAGCGCTTTGCGCACGCGGCGATCGAGGTCGGGCGCTTCCTGCGTCATGACGCGATCGAGGAACGGGCGCGGCGCCATCTCGCGACCCTCACCGCGCAGCTTGGCGCGCGCTTTGCGGATCGGCGCGGATAGCTTGCGATGTTCGCGGCGCTTCGAGCTTCCGGGCGCCCCGCCAAAGGCCCCGGTTTCGAGCGGCGTCGCGTATCCGGCGCGGGCGCGGACGGCGAAGCCCTCACCCGACCGAAAAACATAGGTGCGCAAGCTCGATCGGAGATCCCCGGACACGCGCACGGGCGGCGCTCCGGGCGCGGAGGCGGTGTAGCGGCCAGCGGGTCCGGAATAGCGCCGACCCCCGCCCGTGCTTTTGTTGATCAGGCGGGCGGTCTTGCCTTTCACGTCGTTGCCAGCGGCGCGCATCAGCTTTTTGATCTCGCGCTTGTCGAGCGCGACGGTGCCCCAGTGCGTGACGGTCAATTTAAGGTCGCTCACGGTGCGGCTGCCATGGACGGCGGACCCGGCCCCTCGGGCGGGGCCTGACCGTTCCCGTCGGCGATCGGCCCATAGTCCTGCGGCACCAGCCGGGGCGGTGCCTGACCGGCGCGGGCGCGCATCTCGTGCATCTGGCACTGTGCCTGAATTTCGCGGATCAGCGGATCACTCAGGCGATGCGGGATCGGCGCCTCGGCGAGCATCCCGAGCACCTGAGTCCACCGTTCGGCGGGCAGGGTTATGGAGAGCGGCATGCCAGCGTCCATCGTAATCAGACCCCCGCCACGGCGGCCCAGGTGCCGCCGCCCTGTGTGACATAAAGCGTGCTTCCGGCAGCGCCGTCGGTTCGCATCCAGATCGACCCTTTTGGCTGCGTGCCCGTGGCCGCCCCGGTGCCCGCGCGGATCGTCGGGCCATTGACGGTGCCAACCGCCAGATTTGAGATACCAACCGTTGCGTTGGAACGTTTGAGGGTGATCGGATTACCGAGCGAGTTCCCGTTGTCGTCATAGGTGCGGAAGCTGATATCGGCTCCAGAATTGCCGCCGCTTTCGGCGGTTTCCATGATGATATCGAATCGGGCGCTGCCCGCCGTCTCATAGCGCAGCAATCGGGGCGCGCCATTCGCGCCGTTGATGCCCAGAACTGTTACGCCAAGCGTATTGGAGCCCGCATACGCGCCGAGCGGGGTGAAGCTGGCCACTTCCGCCGTGTTGGCATCGCTTGTCGCGTCATTCTGGCTGTTGGTGACGAATACTTTCAGATACGTATCGGTCCATGACAAGCTATTGAACCCGCCGCGTAAGGAAGCGGCCATCCGGGGAGCGGTGTCCGCGCTGGTCGGAAACGAACCAAAGAAACGCAGCTTGCCTTCCTTCGCGTTCGCGGGGAGCGGGATGAGCGTGACCTGGGCCGTCGTCGGCGTGTCGGGGTCCTGAAAGACATTGCCCCCGTTGGTGCGGGTCACGCCCAAACCACCACGGCTTTCGTAGCGCCCCAATGGTCCCGGCGCATAGAAAGTCCAACCGTTAAAATCAACATTCGTGATGGCGTTTCGCGGGTTGTCCGTTAGGACAAAGGCCGCCGTGCCCGGCAAGGGCGACTTAACGAATGCCGAATTATTCACTCGCACCGACCCGCCGGTCTGCACAAGGTAGCCTTGCCCGCGATTGTCGGAACTGTCGAACCGCATCTTGTCCATACTGAGATCGCCACCCGTCACGCTGATCATCGGGTTCGCGCCCTGGACCCCGTTCCACATAGACCCGCTGTTGATCGTCAGCGATCCGCCCGCGAGCGTGATAGTTGGACTATTCTGCGCGGTTGTGATCAACGCATTATCAATGGATACGGTGCTCGCGCCGCTCAGATTGACTGGCACGGCGGGAGAGGCGTTCGCGCCTCCGGTCTTATAAAATTTACCGATTTGCAACCATGTTCCGGCGACGGCGGCGACATTAAGGCGAGAGTTGTCCCCGTCCAGCTTCAGTTGATTGATCTGCCCCCACGAAAACGCGGCCGTGATGTTGACGATACCGCACCATGTTTGAAAAACGTCGCAAGTGAAGTCATCACACCGGCCGATGTTCGCGGCCACGGTCTGACCGTCATAATAAATACCGCTCATGCCCGTTGAAATGCCCCAGCCCCACAGCATGAAATGATCAACCTTCGGAAAGTTGTAGCACTCGTCCACATCGAGGCCAACGTTCATGCACCCGACGAAACACTGGCCAAGGATGAACGTCTGACCCCGGATATAAACCCCATTCCACGCGCCGCCCACCACAACGTGATCCATGAAGAAGCTTTGCGCGACATCGCAGTAAATCGCCCATGGATACTTGATGGCCGGATCGCCAGGATTAAGTGTCGGTGTCGGCGATAACGTCACCATCTGCGAACGGTTCGGCGCGAAGATCATTTGATGCCCGATACCGATCGGCATCAGCGTCGGGCGGTCGATCGTGATCACGTTATTCGCGCCGATGTTTATCACCTTCGACATGATCGCGCCGGATGTCATCGAGCCGGTGCTTGTCATGTTGAAACAATAGGAACCGACCCTGACTCCAGCGGTGCTCGCCAGCGTGATCGTCGTGCCGCCCTGCGCCGTCAAAGCCGTCGCCGTCGTGCTGAAGTCTGGCGGTTGCATAAAGAAGATTTGCAAATCACAGACCGATGGTTGCGCCCTGGCATCGTTATAAGGATTCGGTTTTATGACGATCACGCCATTCGCTGTCGGCGAGAACCCCGGATGCGCGACCAGTGTGGTTGACCAGCCCTTACCAAACAGGCGTTGCGAGAAGTTTGGATCGCCAACGGCAAGCGGGTTGTCCAGAATGTAAATTCCAGGCGGAAGGAATACGTCACGCGGCTTGCCGCCGAACCTGATCGCCAGCGCTCGGTTGATCGCATCTGAACTGTCCCGCATCCCGGTCGGGTCGGCGCCGTGATCCAGCGCGTTGATCACGTCCGCCGCGCGATCCTGCGCCGATCGCGGTGTGTTGCCGCCGCTCGCGGTGTAGATGAACGGGCCTTCGATTTCGCCGCCTTCGATCGGCAGGAACGGCCCATCGCCAACGGCGTTCTGGAGCGCGCTGATCTCGCTCGCGGCGGTCGCGAAGTTCGCGCGCACGTCGGAGGTGTAAGCGACAGGGGAAGTCGGCTTCGAGGGGTCGATTAAACTTGTCATGTCAGGCGTATTCCCCGCGCATCTGAAACGTGCTCACCAAAGTCCCCAGCGGGGACCACCGAAGGCGCCGACCAGGAGGAGGATCACGATCAGGATCAGGATCAGGCCCAGCGGGTTTCCGGGCGTGACGTAGCCACCACGCCATCCGTAGCCGCCTCCGGCGAGGAGGAGCACGACAAGCACGATCAGGATCAGCGTCATGTCGGGTTCACTCCAGGCGGCGCGGCGGCTGCCCCGTCATAGGGTTCCGTCAAAAGCGCGTTGCGGGTTCCGTCGCTGTCGTCGGGCGTCGCGCGGGCGTGCTCGATCTCGCACTCCATCTGAAGGAAGCGCTTGCGGCCTGCGACTTCCTTCGAGCGGCGCACCCGGAAAAGTTCAGTCCGCTGCCCGCCCGTGTCAGGGCGCGTCGTCGAGCGCGCGATGACGTCGATCGTCTCGGGGTAATCCTGCCAGCGGATCGTGATCATGTGCGTCACCGGCTGGTCGACCTGCGTCGATTGATAAAACGTGCTCGCGTAGGTCGGCTCGATCGCGGCGTGCACGGTGGCGATCGGCACCAGCCGTTCCTGAAGCGCGAGATCGTCGGCGGGTTCCTGGTCGCGGCGATAGAGGGTCACGCGCGAGCGCAACGTGCCGATCCCCGTGGAGGCCGTCAGGGCGCCGGTCGGGTTATCGGGCATCGAGCATCCGGCGACGGAGCGGAACCGCCACGGCCCCTCCAGGCGTGGCGCGGCGGGGCGATCGGGTCACCCGCTGAAGGTCCAGAGGCGGAAGGGGTCGAGGAGACGATAAAACGCGGGCGGCATGTCGGCGGACACGTCGCCCCGGTTTTCGTAATGGTGCGCGGTGCCGACCAGGATCGCCATGCGGATCGGCGCCGGGATCACGAGCGGGTCGGCGGCGTCATATCCGGCGGTGTAGTCGATCACCATCGATTGCTGCGGGATGCGCGGCAGCAATTGCGGTTTGACGGAGATATACCCCGGTTCGACACCGAGGTTCAGATCGTAATCCTCCGGGTCGGCGAGGCGCATGTCGTCGAGCGGTCCCCACATGATTTGCTCGACGGAGATCGCCGGCGCGCGCGGAAGCTCGATCGGACGCTTCACCAGCGGGGGCCAGTTCAAGGGGAACACGATCAGCGATTGCGGCACGAGCGGCGTCGCGGTCGGCGGCGGCCCCCAGGTGATGTTGTAGCGCAAGCGCTGCGTGAACAGCGCGCGGTTTAAGTAGGCTTCCGCTTCAAGCCGCGCGCTGGTCACATACATCGCCACCAGATCGTCGTCATAGTCCGCGTCGATGCGGCAATGCTGGCGCGCGAGCGCCAGCGTCACCGGCTCCGTCGCGGGGGCCTCGACGACGCGAAAGCCGCCATACATCGGGCGCTATTTCCGCACGACGCCAGCGGGCTGGCGGACGGGCGCGGCGTCCTCCGCGCCTCCACCCGGCACGAACAATTGCAGCGGCACGGCGAGGCGCTTCGCGTCGAGATCGCGGGCGACCTCATAGGGAACGGCGATCATCTCGCCGACCGTGTAGTGCGAATACCGGCGCGTCACGCGCATGTGCACGAGCGTCCCCGGAACCACGGTCTCGCTCATGACCGGCCACGCCCACGCGTCGCGCCGGGATCGGTGACGACGACACCGACCGAGGGCGGCGCGGCGGTCGATCCGGTCGCGTTCGTCGCGGTGACGGTGCACACGGCGGACTTGCCCGCGTCGGCGCTCGTGACGGTGTGCGTCGCGCTGTCGGTCCCGGCTGGCGCGGCGTCGAGCGTCCAGGCGTAGGCGTAGGCGGTCGGCGTGCCGTCCCACGTCCCCATCGTGCATGTCAGCACGTCGAGGGCTTGCGTCACGGCGGGAACCGCTGTGTTGACCGGAGCGCCCGCCGCTGGAGGCGCTTCGCCGGTCACGCCGAGATCGGCGAGGTGCGCGGCTTCGTCGGGCGCGAAGGCGGCGGCCTCGCCCGCGTTGTAGGACAGGTGTTGCGTGTTGAAGGTCACGATCTGGTCGCGGTCGGGCGCTCCGGTCATGGATTGCTCGGGCGCGGGGGATCGAGGGTCGGGGGCGCGGTCAGGCCGCGCCCCTCTGTCGGTCGTTGGTTCGGTCGCCATTGTGGGTTCTCCGTTATGCCGGGTCTTTGAGCGTCGGCGGTGCGTTCGCGCCGGTCGCCAGGGCGGGCCTGATGGCGGCGGCTTGCGACCATGTGGGGTTGAGCGGTTGCGTCGAGTAAGGCGCCCCGACAGAACCTGGGAGGCCGCTGAAGGCCCAATCCTGCGTCAACAGGATCGCGAGCGATTGAAGGTGCCGCATATTGCAATCGTGCTCCGCGATGACGCGGAACAGCGATTGATCGCGCTGGAAGGTCGAGACCATCCCAACCCCGTCGTTGTAAGCGGCGACGTCGGAGGCATCGACGACGACGTTGTAAGTGTCGGCGATCACGAAGTCGGCCATGTCGACGAAGTAGACTTCGCTCGCCTTCGTGAAGGTCGTCATCACGAGGTTCGTCGGGATTTGCTGCGTCAGGCGGACGGGGTAACCCTCCAGCATTCCGCTCGCCATTTCATCTTTGAAGTAAAACCCGCCGACAGAGTCGCGGGCGGTCGCGATGAAGCGGGCGATCGTCGGCGCCATGATCCAGGTCGGGCGGATCATCCTCGACATGCCGTTTTGCAGCGCGAGGATCGCGGCGGACACCCCGGCGAGGATCGCGGTCACCTGATCCCCCGGCGCGGGCGTCGCGGGCATGGCGGTAACCGTGATCTTGTTCGCGGCGAGGCAAAGCGACTTCATCCCCACCGGACCCTTGTCGGTTCCGTCACCACGGAGGAACGCCAAATCCTCACGGCGGGCGACGGTTTGCACGAGATCGTCGCGCACCACTTCCTCGACACCGATCGGCGCGCGGCGGATCAGATCGTTCGACACGGGAACCATCGCGGTGAGCTTTTTCGCGACGAAGTTCACATCGTCGAACCGCTCTTGCGACACGGCGATGTCGTCGAGTTCGTTCTGATACGCGGCGGTCGCGCCCCCGGCGAGGCGCGGGATCGTGAGGTTCCCCATCGGCATTCCGACTTCCATCGGGTTCGCCCCGCGAACAGCGGTCGAGGCGCGCAAAAGCTCGATCAGGTCCGCCATGAAGTCTTGCGGGATCAGCGCGCCGCCTTCGCCCGTCACGCCGCTGTTGAGGGCGCGCGCAACGATGTCGTCGCCGAAGCGGGTGCTTACGAATTCCGCCGCCTTGTCCATGCCGACATGATGGAAACGGGCGTGCAACAACCCGAGCACATAGCGCGAGGCTTTGATGCCGCGCTTGTCCTTCAGGCCAGCGTCGGGATCGCGCTTCGCTCGTGCCGGGACCTTCTCGGCTCCGCTCCGCACACGGAAGCCGCCACGGGCGAGGTTCTTGTCGTCGTCGTCGGCTTCGGTGTCGCTGTCGTCGTCTCCGTTCGCGTCCGTCGCCCCTTCGGCGGCGGCGGTCATCGCGGCGGCGACGCGCTGGAGGCGTTGATCGATCGCGGCGAGCGCGGCGGACAGTTCGTCGAAGGTCGTCGATCCGGCTTCGTCGATCGGCGTTTCGTCCGTGTCTTTGTGGACGATGGCGCCCATTTTCTCGACGATTTCAGCGCGCCGACGCTTCAGGTCGCGATGTTTCTCTGACAAGCCAGCCATTTGCTGTTTACCCTTTTGCATGCGCGCGCGCTTTCGCGTCGTCGCGCGATTGTTTCGATTTAGTCGTTCGTGGCCATTGCCAGTTGGAGCGCGCGTCGGCGGCGTGCTCGTGCTCTTGTTTGTTCTTCGTTGAAGGCTGTCACCTCCTCACCCGTGACGGGCGGGAGGTCGGACGCGGTTGACGTGCCCTCACCCGGCGCGGGCGCGTCCATCAGCGCCTCCGGGTTCGCGGGCACGGTGACAACGGAAAGCTCGACAAGCTCTTGCTCCTCGAAGTCGATCCCCGGAAACCAGTCGTCGGCTCCGCGCGCGGCGTCGCGCGTGTAGTCCCATTTCAGGGGGCGGAAGCCCACGGAGGTCGCGGCGATGAAGCCGGAACGGGCGAGGCGATAAACGGACTCGGCGAAGGCGCCGCCCTCTGGTGTGTCGAGCGGAATGAATTCGATCGAGGCTTTCAGCGCGCCATCCTCGATCGCGACATCGAAGGCGCGTCCGATCGGCAGTCGCGAGGCGTCGTGACCCCAGAGCACGACGGGATTGCGGATGTAGTTTTTCAGATCCCAACCGGCGATCGCGATCGTGTCCTGTTCGCGATCGACATCGCCGGTCGAGATCGTGAAGCGGAGCGCGCGCACGTCGTTAACATGCGGCAGACCTTCGGCGGGGGCGATGACTTGCTTGCGCACGGCGATCATCGAGCGCGTGACGTTGCGGCCCCGGTTCAAGGTTTTGAATTGCGTCGCGCTAATGATTTGCATCGGTGTCCCCCTCGCGGATCGTCTCCAGCGTCAACGTCTCGCCCTCGCGATGCACGATCCGAAACGCGGCACCCACGGCGGCGACGCCCAGCGTGCGAAACAAACCGAGACTGTAGCGGAGGCCATAGAGGCGGATCGTGTCGCTCGCGATGTCGATCGCGATGTCGTCATTCGTCATCGTCGGTCGGCCCCGGCTCCGGCGTGGTCGCGTTCGCTCCCGGCGCGTCGTCGGTCACGGAGGGCGCGGTCGTGGTCTGCGCGAGGTTGTCGGACGGGACGGCGGTGTTGAGCGGCACGCGATATTCGTCGCCGTGGCCGTCCTCGATCGGGTTCATGTTCTCGCGGGCGCGGACTTCGTTGCGGTTCAGCCAGCCGTTGAGGGTTCCGATCTGATATGCCTCGAAGCGGGTTTTCATGTCACCGCGCGTCATGTCGTCAAAGTCGAACTTACATTCGAGCATCGATCGTTCGTCGTCGAACAACAGATGATGATCGAACAATTGCTCGATCGCGTTCGCGATCGGCTTCAAGGCGCTGTCAACGTATTGCTGGTTTTGCTGTTCGATGTTGTTCAGCGTCGCCTTGTCGAGTTCACCGAGGCGGTGCGGCGGCACGCCATACAGGCGGGCGATCTCTTGCACCTGGAAGCGGCGCGTCTCCAGGAATTGCGCCTCTTCGTTCGTGATCGCGATTTTGTTGAATTGCATCCCTTCCTCCAGGATCGCGACTTTGTGCGCGTTCTGGACTCCGGCGTGCGTCTCGCGCCACGAATTGCCGACGCGATCGGATGCTTCCTTCGACAGCTTGCCGGGATGCGAGATCACCCCGCCGATCTGTCCGCCCTGGCGGAACAGAATGCCGCCGTGTTGCTGCGTCGCGAGGGCAAGGCCCACGATGTCTTGCGCGAGCGCGATCGGCGAGGCGCCCATGTAGCCGTCGAGCGACATGTTTTTAAGGTGGATCATGTCGTCGGGCGGCACGACCAGCCCGTAACCCAGGCGGCGGCTGTTGATGCGATACCAAAGCTCGCCGTCCTCCGACAGCATGATAGAGCAACGATCGGGCGCGATCGGGACAAGCTCGATCGGGTTCGCGTCCTTATCGCGCTCGACGACGATGAAGGCGTTACCCCGGAGGCAAAGCGACGTGATCATGTAGGAAACGAATTCGAACCCGGTTTGCCAGCGGTTCGGACGGCGGAACAGCTTCGCGAGCGGATGCTGAAGCTCGCGGCGATAGCCGCCGCCGACCAGCGTGCGGCGGACGAACGGCTTCAGCATCGCCATGTCCTGCGAGATCATGCGGATGCACGCATAAACCGCCGACGCCTGGAGCGCGGTGAAGGGCGTCACCGGGACTCCGGTGTTCGACGCGTAGCCTCCCAGCGCGGCGTATAGCATCGGTTGAGGCCAGCCCAGCCCGCCCAGGGTCGAGGTCACGGCGGCGTCGGCTTTCGTCTCGATCGATGGCTCGACGCGCGTCGCTGGCTGTTGAGGTCCACCCAACAGCCAGTGGCCCACGCGCTCGCGGAGGCCCATCAGCCTTTCGGTTCGGCTGTCGGCGGTAGCGGATGACCGACCGTGAGCGATGGATCGATCGCGGCGTAGCGCCACCCCACGCCCGGAATGCCCACCACGACCCAATACACCTGGGATGGCAGATCGTGGCCGGGGACGACCGGCGGGCGCGCGGGGAGCGTGCCAGAGGGCGGCGTCGGCAACGGTGTGCCAGGACGCGCGGGCGCTGGAGGTAACCCGGCATCAGGGCGCCCAGGCGACGGCGGAAGCCCCGCATCAGGGTGCCCGGGTGAAGGTGGCAGCGGATGACCAGGATGCCCGATCGGGGGCCAGATCGCTCCAGGCGGCACGTCGGGCGGTGCGGGCTGGATCGGCGCCCATCCGGTGATCGGTGGCCAAATTCCGGGCGGCGGTTCCGGCAAGGTCGATCCGATCGGCGGGAAACCGGGCGGGAGGCTGTTGTCGGGATGACCGGCGCCAATACCGCCTCCGAAACCGGGATCGGTCGGACCTCCGGCGACCTCGACGATCAGGCTGCCGCCCGTGACGTTTAGTCTTGCTGCCATTTGGTTGTCTCCATTACTGGTGAAGGGCGCTACCCAAGGGTCAGAAGCCCTCGGGTTTCGTAAACCGATGACGCGTCGATCTGATCGGTCGCTTGCGCGATCGCCATGATCAGCGCGATCGCGGCGTCGATCTTGTTCTCCGGGCGCGCTTTGCGCGGATACACGTTGTCTCGCGCGTCGGTGTGACCGACGACGTTTCCTATGCACCAGCCAAGCGGGCCGTTCATGTCGTGTTGAATCCGACTGCCCCGGATCGCGGCTTCAAGCTCGCGCGTCGCGGGCGAAAAGTTCAGCGCGTTCGATCGGAATTCGCGGCACGGCACACCGCGCGCGGTCAGGCGTTGCGCCATGTGGACGGCGTTGTAAGGGTCGAAGGCGAGCGAGCACACGCGGAAGCGCTGGCACATGTCGAGGATGTCGGACTCGATCGTGTGAAAGTCGGTTTCGTTGCCCTGCGTGATGATCAGTTCATTATTCGCGGCCCATCCGGGGTATGACGGGTTACGCGCTTCCATCACGGCGGCTTCGTTGAGGTAACAGCGCGAAAACACGGTGAACATCAGCGCGTCGCGATCCTCAACGGTGATCCGCTCCGGGAACACCGCGACGACGGCGGCGAGGTCGGCGCGCGAGGCGAGATCGACGCCGATGTAACAGTCGCGGCCCTCGAAGGCGGCGATCTGGAGCGAGGGGTCGCCGCACGCGTTCCACGCGCGGGTTGAGAAAAGCGCTTCGTCGGCGCCGACCCAAATGTTGAGGTGTCGGGTCCGGGCGGACATCTCTTGCGCGGGGTTGTTGCGCGCCTGTCGCATGATCGCGCGGATCGCGTCCGGTTGGACGCTATGGCCCCAACCCGGATTTGCCTTGATCCAGGTCGCTTCGTCCCACGGGTCGTCGGCGTCGTCGATCGAGTAAATCACCCCGAACAGGCGTTCGTCCTCTTGTCCGCCCTGCACGACGCGGAGCACGTAATCCCAGACCTGTCGCCCGATGCCGCTCGTGTTGCTGGTCGCGGTCGAGATCGACAGGAGGAACGGCTGATGACGCTTGCCCATCGCGGTGATCAGCGCGTCGTAAACCTCGCTCGTGCGGTGCGATCCGATTTCATCGCACACGGCGACGGCGACGTTGAGGCCGTCGAGGGCTTTCGCGTCGGAGGAGATCGGGATGAAGCGCGACGCGGTGCGTTCCTGAAAGATCGAATTCGTCAGCACGCCGACGCCCCAGGCGCGTTGCATGTCGGGCGATCGGCGGACCATGTTTTGCGCGGTGTCGAACAGGATGCGTGCCTGATCGCGGGTCACGGCGGCGGCGTATCCCTCGGCTCCACCCTCGCCCTCGCCGAACGTCATATACATCGCGAGCGGCGCGGAGATCGTCGTTTTGCCGTTGCCCTTCGGCACGAAGATGCCCGCCTGACGGAAGCGGCGGGTCGTCGTGCCACGCTCCAGAAACCCGAATATGTTACTGTAAGCGAACTTTTGCCAGTCCATCAGGCGGATCGGCTTGTTCGCTTCCGGGCCTTTGATGTTCGGCATCTGAGTCGCGAACACCATCGCGCGGATCGCGGCGGTGTCGTCGAACGACCAGCGCGTGTCGCGCTTCGACGCTTCGGCATGGTCGCGGACGAAGCGCTCGCACGCGGCGCGGGCATGGGTCGAGGCGGCGGCGGGATCGTCGGCGGTGCGCTTCGCATAGTCGAGCGCGTCGCGCACGAAGCGGCGCGGATCATCGCCCGGAGGAGGAGGCGCGGGTGGCTTACGCCTTGCCACCGGGGATGACCTGCAGCATGGCCCATGGATCGTTGCGCGCATCGGGCACGGCGTCGGCGGGCGGCGGCGCGTAGAGCTTCAGGCGCGGACGCGCGGCGGGCGAGAAGCCCAATTCCTGCGCGGCGCGGAACATGGTTTGCGCGCACTTGTCGAGGATGAAATTATACGGCGATGGCTCCAGCCCGTTCGGACCTTTGACCAGGAGCTTTAGCTTCGTGTCCTGGTCGAGCATCGCTTGCATCATGCGCGCGGTGTTGTGGCGATCCTCCGCTTCGACCCAGACCTTCAGAATGCCGCGATCGATCAGCTTGACGACGCCCTTCGGCATGTTGGCGATCACGTAGCGCCATCCGGCTTCCTGGCTTTCGGTCAGGTCGGGCGGCGGCTCCTCCAGGTCGCCCATCGGCACCGGCTCGTGCGCGCGGTCGCGTCCGTGGTTCGTCGCGTTGTAGGTGCCATGGAGCTTGTGCAAGGCGGTCGGCTTCGGGCGGCGGCCCATCAGTCGAACATCCGTTCGGGATCGGGGAGCGCGTCGATCGCGGCGCGTTCCTCCGCACCCAACCCGGCGCGCCACGCTTTCATGGCTTGTTCCGCCTTTGTGTTGCTGTTCCGCGTCGCGACATCGATCAGCGCGTCGCCCAGCCTCGCGCGCGACGGATAGCGCGTCGGAAGGGCGTTGCGTGGCGCCGGTTGATAGTTCGTCCGTTCACCCAGTGCCGCTCCCGGACCGGAAAGCGCGCCGACGATGCGGAGACCTCTTTTTCCCAGTTTACTCATGTCAGCTTCCAATCTCGATCGCCCAGGCGTTCGACGCGCGCTCGACGGCGCGCACGAGGCCCGGATAGGTTTTGCAAAGGCGTCGGATCGCGTCGCGCTCCATTGATTGCGTGCGATAGTCGTGACATCCGCCCTTGTCGTGCCAGTGCGCGTTCTCCCAGAATAGATACTGCGCCGCAACGACCCCGCCATCGTCGCGGATGCACCGGGCGCAAAGCTCGTAATCCTCTTTCACGGGATAGGCTTCGTCGAAGCGGGGCGCGCGGTCGTCGTTGACGATCCCCATACAGGAGGCGGTGACGTAGGCTCGCCAGCGGAACGGCGCCCACGGGTAACAGGAGCGCGTCGCGCTTTCGGTCGCCACGCCCCATATCCGAAAGTCGAGACTTTCCGTCACCTCGAACAGCTTGCGGAATTCGGCGAGCCATGTCGCTTCGTCGAGATGGAGCTTGTGCGCGGAGCGCGGGAGGAGATGCGTCCAGCCCTGCGTTTTCACGTCGTCGTCGATCATCACGACGCGCGTCGAGGGCGCATTGTCGAGGATGTAGTTTCGCGTCGCGGTGATCCCGCGCACGGTGTCGGGCACGGGCACGACGTTGCGGGCGCCAGCCGCACCGTAGGCGGCGGCTTCGAGCGCGGGCACATAGACGTGACACGACGGGATCACGGCTTGCGTGCGCACCCTGCCAGCCCTGCCCTTCGAGGGCACCGCGACGTGGATCGAGGAGGCGCGGCGCTTCGGCTTCGTCATCGGAGCACGACCTGATCGGGCGGCATCGCGGCGGCGTGGCAATCGATGGCCCATTGCACGTTGATCGCGGCCTTCTCGCGGTCGGGCGGGTCTTTCGCGAGATGGTGATCGGCGTATGCGTGGAACTGCGCCTGACAAGCGAGGAGCGCGGCGCGCATACGGGCTTCCCAGGCTGTCATCGCAGCACGGAGGCGACCACGAGCAAGGTGGCGAGCGCGAACGCGAGGATGAGAGCGAGGCCCATCATCGGCGGCGGATCACGGGGCGGCGGCGTGAAGGTGATCGGCCCGGTCGGCTTCGTCACCGGCTTTTTGGGCAAGCGGACGTCGATGATGTCGGGATGTTCGGTCATCGCGTGACGTGTTTCACGGCCCACATCACCGCCATTTCCGCGTTCGTTTTCGCAAGTGCCAGTTCGCGGCTTGATCCGATCGCGTCGCATTGCTCGATGAAAGCAAGCCCCAGGTCTTTGAGGGCGCGCATGTGGTCCTTCTCGACATCGGACAGCACGCGGTATTCGTGGCGGACCACGTTGTTGACGGTGCGCGGGTCGGCGGTGCTGTCGATCATCTGCGGTTGCGGCTGGTCGGACATGTGTCTTTACCCCTCGATCAGCTTCAGGAGATGGGCGGCGGTCACGACGCGTTGCGTGCTGATGTCGTCGAGCACGGAACCGCGCTTGTATCCGCCACGTCGAACAGGCGTGAGCGACAGCGCGACTTTGAGGCGTTCCCATTCGTCGAGGTCGGCGCACATGATCACGCAATACTCGCGGGCGGGTTCAAGCTGGAGCGCTTGCGGAAGCTCGCCCTCGCTGGATCCCTTGGCGGCGAGGTCGGCGGCGCTGAAGCCGATCGTCTCCAGGTCGATGCCTTGTTGCGCGAGGTCAGCCAGCTCGACGCGCAATAGCTCCGTGTTCCATGTGCTGTGCGCGGTCACTTCGTTGTCGGCGATCATGTAAGCGCGCTTGCGTGCGTCGCTCCAGCCGCGCGCGACAACCACGGGAATGTCGGGGATGTTCAGTTGTTGCGCGGCGAGCACGCGCCCGTGCCCGGCGATTATGCCGTCGTGTTCGTCGATCAGGATCGGCACGGTCCATCCCCACTCTTGGATCAGGCCGGCGATCTCCGCGATCTGCGCGGGACCATGCTTCCGCGCGTTGCGGACGTGCGGCACGAGCGCGGACACGTCGCGGCGCTCGATCTGGTCGGCGGGCCAAGCGGCGGCTTCAGTTTGGCCCATAGCCTAAAGCTAAAAAATCAGT